GCAAAAAACTTAAAGAAGCAGTTGCTGCTGGTGCTGCTAAAAAAGGTAAAAAGAAATAATTTTCTTTTTCGGGGAGCAAGTCTCCCCTTTTTCTTTCTTCTCACAATTTTAAAATTTCAATCTTAACTTAGCCCGAGTGGTGAAACTGGTAGACGCGCCAGACTCAAAATCTGGTAAGGGCAACCTTGTGTCGGTTCGAGTCCGACCTCGGGCACCATTATACAATATCTTAAAAATGATATATATCATTACAAGTAATTATTTTTTACAGAATAATAACAGAGTAAGAAATACTAATCACTCGCTGGAACACCTTTTGCTTTAAACATACAAGAAGCTAGGAGGCAAACCATGAACGATATTAGCATCTTAGGCACCAATGTAAATTCATATACTAAGCAACAACACAAGCAAGATAGATCTGCAAATTTTAGTGATATCTTTAACCAAAAGACCAAAGAAAAGATTAGCGAGCCAAGCCAAGAGCCAGCTAAATTTAACTATGTCTCTTCTTCACAAAACAGCCTCATCTCTTTAAATTTCAGTGATCTTCAAGCTTACGGCTATACAGTGGATAAAGCTGGCTTTATGGGAGCTGACTTTAACAAAGCAGCAGGTTTGCCACAGGATTTTAAAATCCACAAAAGCACGCTTGATGAGCTTAGTAGATTTGCCGAGCGCAACCATGTGCTAAACCGCATTAAGAGCAAAGACGAGCAAATAAAGATCTTTGATAACATTGATATGGCTGACACTATAAAGCACTACTACAGACTATTTGACCAAATTACGTCTGCTTTAGGTGATAATAAAAAGAGCTACACCCTTGCAGATATAGGCAAACTACCAAAAGGTTACAGCACAAAAGGCACTCACTATGATGCCAAAGGACACTTGCTAAAAGATCTATCAAGCTCCACTATCTCAAACATCTACTCTAGCAGCGATGAGCTAAATAGCGCCAAAACTCTTAGCAAAGAGCTATCAAGTGCAGGCGTTAGGCTCATAGTAAAAGAGGTTGATTTTACGATGAGCGAGGCAGGTGATGAGTTTAGTTTTAATCCTGATATCTCTTTTTATAAGTTAGATGAAGGTTATAGTAAAGAGGCTCTTTTTATGGGATTTTTACGCAGTTCTAGACCGCTACCTAGTGATAGTGCAAAGACTAAGCTTAGTAGCGCTGCGCTAAATGATATATCAAGCACTGGAGAGCATAAAGAGTATTTTGTGGATTTTGAAAAAATGGGTAAGGATAACGAGAGCATAAAAGCGCTCATAAAAGAAAGACTTAAAGAGCTAACGCTTTTAATGTATGCAAGATCAAAGAACACTAGCGCAGAAAGTGTTACTTCAAACGAATATGAGAAATTTAAACCAACTAGCGAGGATATAAATTCTCTAGCAAATTCTTGGAGTGAGAAGTTAAATAGGTTGTCTAAAACATATGTATAAAATTTTAGTAAAAATTCTAAAACTACTTTTTTGCGCAGCAGTGGCATCTTTGCCACTTTATGCTGGTTTTGCTGTTAGATCATACGAGGAGCTAAGAAATCAAGATATAATCAGGCAAAACTATGAAGAGTCTTGTGGTGCAGCATCATTAGCAACACTCATTAATACGCTTGATTTTAAAATTCTAACAGAAAAAGACGTGCTAGAGCAGATGGATAAAGGCGATAAAAAACTAAATACCGATATGGTGAGTTTTTTGCAGTTAAAGCAAGCTGCTGCTAAGCTATCCTATGACTCTGAAGGTTATCAGCTCGATCGTGCTACTTTTGAAAAGATAAACTTGCCAGTCCTGGTAAAGATAGAGGATGATCCTCGTTTTCCCCATTTTGTTGTTGTGATAAATCATCAAGGCGATTTTATTGATAAATCTTATGCAAAAGGTAAAAAAGTGAGAGTGGCAAAAAATGTAGAGCAAATAGCGTTAAGAGCGTTATTTTAGCAGATAGGGACATAGGGTAAAAAATGAGAATTCAAAATGCAAAATTTGCAAAATTTAGGCATTTTTTGTGCATTTTGAAAACCAAGCTTCAATCTGCTTCAAAATTACTTCAAAAACTTCAAAAATTATTTTAAAATCGCGTAAAATAGGCTTTATGCTGATATTAAACCCGACGGAAGCACTTTTTTAACTACGCCCACGATTTTAAGCTGGTCTAGCTCGTCATCCTCTACTACTATATCTTCATAAAGCTCATTCATGGAAGTTAGACGAATACGCTTTTTTATCGGGTCTTTAAGTAGCTTTTTGACATATAGATCGCCACCGAGGTTTGCTATTACTATCTCGCCGTTACTGGCCTCGTGCGTAGGCAAGACAAGCACCATATCGCCGTCTTTTAAAAACGGTTCCATACTATTACCAAGCACGTTTATGACGTCGTATTGTTTGGCTGGTATACGCAATATAGTCGTTAAAAAAGAAGCCGTAACGGGTATGTTCTTAAAACTCTCGTTATCGTTGTTTGCGCCGTATCCGGCAGCTGCGCTAACGTTAGGAAAAAAACGTAAATTTATAAGCTTATTTTCTTGCTCGTTTATAAGCTTTTGCATCTTTTGTAATGTTTCAGATTTTTCTGGACTAATGGACATATTGGGAGACGACTTATGGACACTTATGGACAAACTATTGGACATTTTGTCGTTTAGAAAATAAGATACATTTACGCCAAATGCAGAGGCAATTTTTTCTAAATTTAGTTGCGTAATATTACCTTTGCCGCTTTCGTATAATTGTATGCTAGACTTGCCAACTCCTGATTTTTCAGCCAAATCACCTTGCGTCCATTCCTTGTCTTCTCGTAAAGACCTAATCTTTTGTGCTAAATCCATAGAATACCCTTGACAAACCTAATAAATTAGATTATAATTTCGACATTGATACCAAAATTATAACAAAGGAAGCTTAAACGATGATAGATTTAATCGGCAACGTAAAAAGCGGCGGAGTAGCGGAGCAAATCCAAATCAAGACAAATAAAACTTTAAAGAGATTTTGCCGCGAAAATAACCTAAGTTACGGCAGTATCTTAAACGGCTATTTCTCTAAAAAAGCTAAAAATACCTTTAAAAAAGTCGGTATAAAAGTAGCCTAATATGTGGGTAAGTTCTAAGCAAGCGGCGGAAGTTTTGGGCGTGAAATACGACGCTTTAATGAAAGCAATCAAGCGTGCAGAACAAGCAGGCAAAAAAATTTGCTCAATAAAACCTAATATATTAAGTTTTATCTACACCGACGGCATTGGTCGAGGCGGTAAAACCCTCCAAATTTGGATCGACGACGCCGTAACAAACAACGACCTAAACCAAAAGGAGTCAAACGATGAGAAAAATAGCCTTGATCGCGGTTTGGATCATAGCCGCAGTAGCGATAGCGCCGATTTTTGCAGCGCTGTGGATAGCGCAGTTAGCGATGGATATATTATGGACGGTAGCGGACGGGGCGAGCGCGGCGGCGATAGCCGTAATCTGCTTTGCGGAGCGCAAGCTTGCGAAAAAATAGAGGCTAAAAGCGCAAGCCAAGATCAGGTAAAGATAAAAATCGAGGATCTAGAAAACATGAATAAGCTAAAAGCCGTCAGAGAGCTAAAAAACTGCCCAAAAGGCATGAGTAAGACTATGTGGGGGCAAGGAGTAGCGAAAAAATACGGAGTTAGCCTAAAGACGCTTTATGCATGGGCGAAACTAAACAAAAAAGAGGACGTAGAGATAGAAGACGATGAGTTAAGCATTGATTTTAGGGCTAGTTTTAAGAGTTCTAGCTTTGAAATGAAGGCTTTAGAGTGGGCGACCGGGTTTATGCTGCACAACCCTTTGAGCTCTAAAAGGTTTGTTTATGAAAAGCTTGAAATTTACGCAAAAGAGAACGACCTAAACATAGGTTCTTACCAGAGCTTTGCGAGATTAACGGCGAGCGCTGAAATAAAAGCCATGCTACTTCGCGCAACCGCCGGAGATAGAGGAGTGAGAAACGAGATAGCCTCTCATATCATCAGGGACCTAAACTGCTACGAGAGCATGGAGCTAGTTTGCGGCGATCAGATAGTATTTGATTTTGACGCTATCGGTCCCGACGGAGAGGCGCTAAATCCAAATGCTTATGTCTGGATAGATATGGGAAGCGGAGCTATCATAGGTATAGACATGACCTTTGGCAAATATAACCGCTTAAGCGTAGGAAGAAGCCTAAAAAGCGCGCTAAGGTTCGGCATGGCCGACGCCATATACACCGATAACGGCAAGCCAGAGCTTAGTAGCTACATAGAGCAGGTAAGGAGTCAGCTAAGCGGCATAAAATTTAGAGACTTCGACGATCTTGCGCCAAACATGATACACAAAAAAAGCAAAGCCGGGAAACTCGCGCGCAAAACCTATCGAAAATATCTTTAACCACATGCAAAGACGCATGAGCGAGATAGTGTTTTTCGAGCGAGGGGGAGCTAGCTATCACAAAGATAAACGGGGCGACACACAAGAGATCATCAAAAAATACATGAAGGAAAATCCTTTAAATTACGAGGATTTCATCGGCTATTTCGAGCAAGGGATCAGATGGTGGAACGAGCACTATAACGAAAGCCGCAAAATCCATCCTATGAAAAGCTTCCTTGAAAAGTTAGACGCCAAGCCAAAGGCGGTATTTGACGAGACGACTCTTGATTTTATATTTAGCGAGCGCCGCGCTATCAAGGTAAAAAATAGCGGCGTAACGCTAACGATAATGGGGCAAAAACGCACCTATAGCCATCCGAAACTTTGCAAATTTAACGGCGAAAACGTAGAAGTTCGCATAAACGAGAACGACTACGAGAGGGTAAATATCGTGGATATGGATAGCCATAGAGCGCTATGCGAGGCAAATATCATAGATAGGATAGATCCTAGAGACCACGAAAAAGTAAAAGCGCAAATAGTTAAAAACGAAGCCGTAACCAAGGCGGTAAGGGCGGCGTTTGGCTACTACTCTAACCTGTACAAAAAGCCGAGCGCGATAAACGCGTATTCAAGCATCGCTCACGAAGCTAAGGTAAAAAATGAGAAAACTAGAAAAATAAGCAAAAAAATAGCGATGAGTAATGAAGAGTTGCTTAATGCTATGTGAGCGAGCGAATGGGCGGAGTATATCGCGAAAGCGATACGAGCAATGGATATAAAAATAAACCTTAAAAGGAGAATTTATGGGTATGAGTTTAAAGGAAAAATTTGAGCTTTGCCAAGCTTACGGCGAAACGCTAGAAACGATAGGCAAAGCCATAGGTAAAGGCGGGGGAACGGTAAGCGGCGTCATAAACGGCAAATACGCTTCATCTAAGGCCGAGCTTTACGAGACGGCGATCGAGTCGTATTTGGATAGGGTTTTGGCCGCAAACGCCGAAAAAAAAGAGGCAAAGACGCCTAAAAGCGAAGTTTGGCTAAGCACGGCGCAAGAAAAGATTAGAGATAGGATTTTTAAAATGAACGCGAGCGGGCTTAGCTTTTTCGAGCTAATTTTAGGCGAAAGCGGCATGGGAAAGACCTTTTTACTAGAAATGACGGCGCACGAGCTTGGCGGAGTATACGTCAAAGCCCGCAAAAGCCTAAGCGCAAGCGCATTTATGAGCCTACTTTTGCGAGCTATCGGCGAAAAACCGAGCGGAAACACGGATGATAAATTCGAAGCCTTTTGTGAGGCTATAACGCAGAGCAAAACGAGGCTAATAATCGTGGATGAAGCCGATTTGTTCGTTAAGGACAACGACTTAACGTTTGAGAGAAAATTTGAGCTTTTAAGGGAAATTTACGAATACGGTAAACGCTACAAACTAGGCATAGCGGTCATAGCAGTAGGTCTTGGGGTGCTTAAAAAACGTATAGATAAGCTCGGCGGCTATTTGCAAAGCAGGCTTACTTATTCTCCAGAGATGGTTTTAAGCAGGGACGAGCTCATAAAAATCGGTCAAATGAACGGAATAGAGGGAGAGATAGCGGAGTTTTTGGCCGAAGGCGACAATGCGAGGCTATATGAAAAAACGTCGCTAAATTTGGCTTTGGGATACGAAGCTAAAGTGGCGGCCAATCTAGTATATCAAACAAGGAGAGCGTAATGGCAGTAGATATTTTTCAAAATCGCGCGGTGGAGCGAACACAAGCGGCGGGGCTAGTTAGATTGGTAAGAGAATTTGAAGAAAAAGGATTTGAAATGAGAGTAAGTGCTAAAGGTGAGCTATGGGGCATAAGGCGCGCAAGCATGATAAAGAGCCAAAAGGCGGACTACTCAAAGAGTATGTTTAAACTAGTAGGCAAATATATCATAAGAACAGCCGACGGCAAAGTAATCGATACGGCGGCTTAAATTTGATTTTTCGGGAGCTCTGCGGAGCTTCCTATAAAGTTAAATTGAGGTGAGTTGCGCCGCGTCTGGATGGCGCGGTGTGCTTTAGTATTTGCTACTTTAGGCGGGCTTGGCTCGCCGTTAAAAGTAGGTAAAAAAGAAAGGAGAATAGATGAAAACAGCGAGACTCGTCTTTGTTTCTACGCCCTATGCCAGCATCGAGTGTAAAGATCGGGACAGAAACTACTACGCTAAGCAAATAGCGCAGCAGGCTTGCGCTATCGTCAGAGCTAACGGCTACGAGCCTATCTCGCCCGTACTTGCGTGGATGGATATATATAGCGAGCTTGAGCGTGAAAGAGTAATGAAAAACTGCGAAGAACTGCTTAGAGTGTGTAGCTACTACTACCGCCATCCGTGCAAGTGGAGCGACAAGAGTAAGGGCATGACACAAGAGGCGGCGTGGGCTAAAGAATACGGCCTAAGTGAGCTTAAATTTAGTTTGTTTGAGTGATAGGGCTAATAAAAATTTTTAATGAGGAGCAAAAGATGCAAATAAATAGTTTTAGCGACGTAGACGTCGCTTTAAAAAGACTATGCGAAGTAAGCGTAGGTATAGAAAAAATTAACGGCGAAGTAACGCTTGAGTGTAACCGTATAAAAGAAGCTAGAAAGAGTGAAGTTGAAAGACTTGAGAGTGAAAAAAGCTACATTGAGCAGCAAATCACACTATTTTGTGAGGACAATAAGGCTGAATTTGCCGAAAAACGCTCAAAAGAATTTACCTTTGGAGAGATCGGCTACCGCATAAGCAAAAGCGTAAGAGTACCTAGTGTAAAAGCCAAGCTTGAGAGCTTACTAAACTCCATAAAGGCGTTTGGGCTAGGCAAAGAGTGCATCATATACGAAGAAAAGCCTAATAAAGAAGCGCTTGCGGAGCTAAAAGACGAGGATTTGGTAAAGCTCGGTCTTAAAAGAGTGGTAAAAGATAATTTTAGGATAGTGCCTAAAATAGAGAGTTTGGAGGTAGGAAAATGAACGAGATAAAGAGTGATTTTCAAATTTATTGGAGTGAATATAAAAAGTTAAAAGATAGCAAAAATAGGCTTTTGCCTAGGTTTGTAAGACGAGAAAAATTAAGAATTTGTGTTAAAGGGCTTTGAGCCCTTTAAAGAGCGTTTTAAACCACTTTAACGCTCTTTAAAAGGTTTAATTTTAAGGAAAGACGGTTTGACAACTAAGCAAGAAATTCATCTTAATAATCTGCACGCAAAAAAGAGAGCATTGTATCAAGCTAAACTTAATAATGTTCTAAGCTACGATCTTAGTTTTTACCGCTTTAAAAACGGAAAGCTAAACGTGTCAAAACTAGCTAGGTGCAGTGGTTTAAGCCGTGGATTTTTAGAAAAACATTTATGGTTTAGAGGCTTATAAAATGAGCAAAAAAGAAGAAATTTATAGAAAGCAGCTTTTGGTGATCATCCATACACACCCGTTTTATAAACACGCAAAACAAAATGACGCATGGGAAGAATTTTTAAGCGCTTGGGACGTAAAAAGCTGCGCGCAGTTAAAAGTAAAAGAGCTTATAAATTTAATAGCCGTTATGGATGGTAAAGATAATCCAAAGTCCAGCACAGCAGAGTTTGCAACGCAAAGTCAAATATATGCCATAAAATCTCTTTGGCAAAGAGTGGCTAATGATAAAAGCGATAGAGCCTTGCTATTTTTCATAAAGCGGATAACTAAAAATTTATACCTAAAAATAGAGTATATAAAAAAGAGAGAGGCCTCAAAGATACTTATAGTTTTAAAAAAGATGGAGAATAAATAAAATGCTTTGTCCTAAATGCGCATGCGAAAAAACGAGCGTTTTAAAAACGATTAAGGGACTAAAAAACATAAGAATGAGAAGATGTGAGGGTTGCGGATATAGCTGGATGACCGAAGAAAAGCCCATAAAAGACAAAGAACTAATAGAATACGCCGAATATATAGAGCGCATCGAAGGTAAAAAATGAGATTTTTAAAAGCCTTAACTAGATATAAGATATTAAAAACAAGCGATGATATAGAGTTTTTGCTACAAAACTACACCGCTGCGCAGATAGAAAAACTAGAAACCATAACAGCCGAAATTTTAGCTATTAGCACCGAAAATACGGACAAAGAAACCCTAAAGAAGCTACTTTTAAATAAAGCCAAAAGTGCAAACATAGATGTACTGCCTAGCGATCTTGAAAATTTATATATCATCTTATCCAAAAGAGCTCTAAAAAAAGTGGCTGAAAGCATGAATAAAACTCTAGCGTTCGTTTTTGACGAGATAGACGCGGATGCGGTGGATGCGATGAGAAAGAGCTTTTATTGGATGGGCAAAGAGTATAACGAAAATCTGCAAAACAGGCTAAAAGATAAGATCGAGGGCGTTTTTAAAGGCGAGATAGAGCTTGATGAGATCGGCGCGGAGTTAAAAAGAGAATTTGGCTCTATTTTAAGCGCGGACGAGAGCTATTTTAAAGGCGTGAGCGATCATATAGCATTGCAGGCTAGAAACGTCGCTACCGTTACGCAAGGGGCAAAATACGGCGTAAAATATTATAAAATTTTAGCTATTATGGACGCTAGGACGACACAAATTTGCCGCTCTATGCACGGACGAATAATCTCCGCGACTCACCTTGAAGCGCAAGCCGAGAGGATACTAAACGCAAATAGCCTAGCTAGCAAAAAAGCGGCCGCAGCATGGAAAAGCGACGCGTATCTAGGTAAAAGCGATAAGATGGATAGTAATTTCGGTCTTCCGCCTTATCACTTTCGCTGCCGCACGGAAGCCATACCGGTGTGGGTCGACGAAGAAGAGATAGATGGCGTCAAGATGAGAAATACGCAACCGCTTTACGAAAACGAGATTATAAAACATATAGACAAAATGGGTGTTGAGAGATATGCAAACAAAAAGACTTACAATCACTCTGTAAGTTCATCAAAAAGAAACGTAAGCCCAGCAGATACTATAAAAGCACTCAACTCTATCTTAAAGATAGCTCCACACAGAGGACATGCAAACAGAAGCGTAGCTATGAGCCAAAACGGCTATTTTATGGTGTTTGATGGTGATTATTTATATAATATATTTAAACCGAGCGATAATCTGGAAAGATATTTTAAAAGAAGCGCGGTTTTAGATAAAGCGGAGATTATAAAATGGAAATTTGCAATATTTGCCTAGGTAACGGCTGGACGATAGAGAGCGCTAAAAACACCAGTTTGGGTAAAGGTATGGAGATTGAAATTTTTGCTCAATTTGAAGTGCTTAATGATGATATTACCTGGATTTATGACATTGTCCTCCCAAGCGATGAGGCTATAAGTGAATGTAAAAAGATCGCCATGTTTAATAAAACTTGTAAATTCGTCGTTTATGATCTTGATAAAAGTGGCGACAATTGGATAAAAAAAGAGAGTTTTAGCGGTACTTTTATAGACGCATTAGAATACATAAAAGAAAATTTCAAAGTATAAAATGAAAAATATCGACAAATATTTAAAAGACTTCCTTTTTAGAGTGGGTTCGGGCGTAGCGCAGGTTGCCAAAGAAAAAACAGCACCTATAAGAACAGGCAATCTCAAAAGAGACATAAGGGTGTTTGAGGCAAACGCTAGTGAAGTGAAAATAGGAAATACCTTAAAAATAAAATATGCCAAATATGTCCATAGCGGTACAAGAGCTTATACTATAAAACCCAGAAATAAAAAAGCTTTAGCCAATAAAAAGGCGGGATTATTTTTTGGTAAAAAGGTAAAACACCCCGGCATAAAGGCAAATCCATATCTATTAAACGCTTGGAATATCTACAAAAACGGCGGCTTGAAACGCGCTAGCGACGAGCTAGCGCAAAATGTAGGTAAAGAGATAGTAAAAGAGATAAAAATAACTCTAAAAGGGTAAAAAATGAGAAATAACATAGATAAATTTGATATTTTAGTAGGCAAAATTTTAGCCGAGCTTTACGGGGAATTTCCTATCAAATGCGAACTAGAACCGGAGCGTTTCGGTATAAAAACACTATGAGAGAGTTTTTGGAAACGATTGACGGCGTTATGGACGATACAAAAGAACTAACGTTTTTTGAGGCTACCGTTAGCTGGTTGCTAGAAAACGAGATAATGACGGCTAAAAGCTCGGGCTTTGGCTCATACTACGATGCAAGGCTAACTATGAAAGGCCTAAAGCTTTTAAAATCTACTCCAAAAAGCATAGATAGCGATCGCAAAAGTATAGGAGAGAGCCTAAAAGAGCTCTCAAAAGCAGGGGCGAACGAGAGTTTAAAAATGGCAGTGAACGCTCTTTTTAGTTACGGGCTGAGCAAAATGGGGTTATCTTAACCCAAAAAAGAACCCTTAAAACCTTCCGGCGTATTAAATTATATACGCCTTGCCTCTTTTGTCCCTTACCTTTTCAAAGTAGCTAAGCGCGAGAGCTAGCGCCCAAAAGCGGTCGGCGTGGCCGTGTTCGTTGCGGTCGCTGTCATAAATAAAGCTTTTAGCGCCCGCTTTTCGCTTTATGGCGTGAAGATCGGCTATTAATGCCGGGTCGTTTGGGATGATTATGCTTTTATCTTCAAAGTGTTTTTTTAAATTTAGAGCCATAGCCTCTTTGCTACTTTGCGCAAAATAAACCCCTTGCACCCTTGAAGGAAAGCGCCTTTTTACCTTTTCGGCTACGCTCATGCCGATACCGGTTTTATCTATCTTTTGCATAGCTAAAGGATTAAACCGTAAAAAATCGATGAGTAAATTTTCTTGCGCCTCAAAGCTTGCTTTGGCGATAACGTCTAGCACGCTTAGCTTCTTTACGCCGCCTTCGTCGTATACGGCTATATGAGCCGATCTATCTTTCGTGCGGCCGACGTCAAATCCCGCATATTGCGGGGCGCTTTTAGCTGGAAGCGCCGGCGCATAGTCTTTTATACAACTTTTTATAAGCTCCACGCTTAAAAGCGCGTTTTCGTCGTCTATGAATTGGCACTCATACGCGCTCGCCCACGTATCGGCGTCAAAAAGATCGCGCATAGTTTCAAGATCGAAATTTAGACCGTCCTCGATAGCTCTATAAATATCTACTCTATGCCTCGAAAACATATAGTATTTTGTTTCGTTATCGAATAGCTCATGAAATAGCGAATTCTCTTCAAACGGCGTAGATAGGATAGTGAGGCGACCCGCTACCGCGCCGATTGAGGGCACGAAAGCATGCCAGATACGCTTTTGGTTTGGATACCAGGCAAACTCGTCCATCCAAATATCGCCCGTAAAACCTTGCACCGTGCGGAAGTTATGAGCCATAACCCTAATCGTAGCGCCGCTATCTAGGCTTTTTTCGTATTCGCTATTTTTAGCAAAAAGTATGCCGAATTTCTCAGCCCATCCGTCTAGGTAGTTCATTAAAATCCTAGCTTGCTCTTCGCTCGCGCTCAAAAACAGCTGATTACGACCTGCAACGGCTCCAAGCAGCGCATCAAGGCTTGAGGCGTATGAAAAACCTATTTGGCGAGATTTTAGCACGATACGAAACTGAGACGTGTCATTGATAAAATCTTTTTGATAACCGTAAAGCCCGCCCTCGTCCATAGCTTTAGCCTTTAGGCTTTCATAGTCTGCGTTCATTATGGTGGTAGGCTTTTTCTTATTTTTTACCTTCGCCTCTTTTGCCTTTTGACCTTCAAGGCGAGATAAAGACGCGGAGAGCATCGCTATTTGTTTTGCTTTGCCATCGCTGCTTTTACCTTTGCTAAGCTCTGCGATTTGAGCTTTTAAATTTTGGATCGTAGGAGCATCATCATTTTTTATATCTTTTCTCCAACGTGAAAGAGTAGCGCCGTTTATGCCGTATTCTTTTGAAATTTCTACGGCTGAGTAGCCGCTACTAAGTAAATTTAAAATAAGCTCTTTCGTCTGCTTAGAATACGCCATTTATTCATCCTCCAAGCATGAGCGCATAAAATCAAGCGTGAAATCGAAATTTAGTATATCCACACCTCGCTCATCGGTAGCATCTACGCTTGAGTTTTTAAAATTTAAAAGAGGAGTTAGGCTCATAAGCTCTTTTAAGACGGTCTCGCCCGAGTTAATAGGTGCTATGACGGTTAAAACGGCTCTGTACTGCGCATGATTAAGCGCGCTTCTTTCGGAAACGAAAATTTTAAAATCGTCTTCGTGTTTTAAAATTAATTTTTCGCAAAACGCAATTAGCTCTTTTTCGGTCTTAATATTCTCTACTTCCATACTCTCTCCTTAAACAGTGGCATAAAAATATCCGCTCGTATTTTTCTTCGTCGTAAGTTTGTAAAATTTATCCATCCAATACTCCTCCCACTGCTTAACGTCTTTAAAAGTGTCTAAGCTCTCGTCGTATTCATTTGCGCGCTGCTGGATTTTAAGCCAAAGCTTCTGTCCTAAAAGCGCGAGAGTATAAAAGGCTCTCGCCTTTAACTTCGCAGACGAGCCAAGCTCATCTTTGCGACCAGCCCCATCGGCTGGATCCCGCACTAAAGATGCGTCCGGCGTTGCGGACGAGGTTTCGGAGGATTTCACGTTATACTTACCTATCTCAAAATCAGCCATTTCTATATACGGTATTATCTCGTCGTCGGCTATCATTTTTAATTTGTTATAGCGTCTAATTTCGTCTATGATATTTTGCATATTATTTTCCTTATTTATTTTATACTCTGCTCTGCTTTGTTTGAGCGATTAAACAAGTTCTAAAATCATATGCACTTCGCTCAAAGTCGCAGAGTCGGATACATCGCTCGCATCGCGTTGATATGCTCGCTCACTGGTTTTTGGCATAAACGCAAAGCAGTTTGCGTTTATGCTTCGCCTTTGGCTAGCAACCAAAAACCACCTTCAAAACGCTTCAAAACGGCTTCAATTTCAACGAACGTATTTTAAAGATACGTTTGCATTGTTTTAGTATTAAAACGGCTTAAAACGTTTTATTTGTTATAGCCCAAAATTCCTCTAGCTTCGTTTAGGCTAATTATGCCGCTGCTTACCAGTCCGGCCACTAGCTCCCCGTCGTCTTTAAAGTTGCTCACATCGATAGGCTTAAGCTTGATCGGATAGCCGATACTATCGAAAAACCACTCTATTTGCTCTTGTTTTGGGATGATCGTAAGTTCGTTAAAGCTGTGCAGCTGTCCGGTTACCTCTCCGCTGCCTCCAAGCTGTCCGGCGGTCATTACTCCGACCATTCTAGGCGGTACTCCGTGCGCGGCTATGATCTCGTCTCTATTTAGGTTTTTAAGCTTTTCAAAACTAATATCGCTTACCTTGCTTAGATCCTCGATACGTACTTTCGCGTTCTCGCCGTTTGCGGTTAAAACCAAAGTTTTGTGCGCATTGCCAGTCCCTTTAAAATTTGAGCCGAAAAATTCTTTAAAGGCATTAAGCTGCATTTCGTCAGGCTCTGAATTTTCAAAGATTATGGCCGTATCGGCGCGGGCGGAGTTTTCAAAAAAAGCGTTATTAAAGCTATCGGCTTTTTGATTGGTTAGAATTGAGAGCATGGCCGCCAAATAATCAGGCTCTCCATAAAATCTAGAATTTGGAGAATAATAATATAAGTGTTTTGCATTAAGTGCTATTGATTTATTGTTTTTTACTTGAAATATTTCTCTATTTTCGTTTACTCTAGCTTCGATAGAGGGAAGTATATAAAGGTTTTTACTCGCAATTTCAACAAAAGCATTTCCAAAAATTTCAAGATTTAATATAAACGCATATAAAAAATCTTTGGGCGTCATAGCGCCACCTTCAAGCTTTGAGCCATCTTCTATATTAGATAACAGTGATGCTTTTAATTGCACGGCTCGCCTGTGATAGGTATTGGCGTAAAAAAGACTTAGCAATCTATCAAAGCTAAAAAACGGCTCTATTAAGCCTTGTGAGTCTTTGCTTTCTTCAGTAAGCTGTACGCTACCTTGCGCCGCTTTAAAAATTCTATCCATATTTATCCTAAAAATTTTTAATCCAATTCTACGATAAAGATTTTTCGCTTTCTAGCAAGATAAGACCTATATGTCTTATTTAGGTTTTTTAAAATCTTATTTTTGGCAAAAATGGCGGAAAAAATAAGGAGTAAGTAATGGCTAGAGAGATAACCGATATGCAAATCAAGTTAATTTCGCTGGTATCAGCAGGTGCTAACAATAAAAAAATCATCTACAAAAATGAGAATTTTAACGAGCTGTTAAGAGTCGATTTTAAAAAGAGCGATGCAGAACAAGGAGTTGTTTATGGGATAGTTTATGCTCCAGACGAAGTGGATACGCAAGGAGATTTTGCAAATGCTGATGAAATCAAAAGGGCTGCTTATAACTTTATGAAGAGATCGGACCTTAGCTACTGTATAGATGTAAATCATAATTTTAATATCGCGGACGCCTATATATGCGAAAGCTGGATAGTAAAAAGCAAGGATGAATTCTTTAATGAAGAGGGAGCGTGGGCGGTAGGCATCAAAATAGAAGATGAGGAGCTGCGAGAAATGATAAAAAACGGAACGATAACTGGACTATCAATGTATGGCAGCGGCGTTATAAAGGCGCAAGATAAGACCGAGATCGAAAAAAACGGCTTTTTGTCGGCATTAAAAGAATTTTTCGGATCTAATGAAATAAAAAAAGAAACTCACAAAGGAGAAACAATGGATGAAAATAGAGTTGCCGAGCTTGTAAAAGCTGGCATTAGTGCAAATGACGCAAGGCTTGAAACACTTGAAAAATCGGTAAGCGAGCTAACCGCCAAACTTGACGCGATAACAAACGAGTTAAGCAAATCAAAACAAGACGTAACGATCGAAAAAACGCAAAATCACGCAAGCAAAGGAATACTATAATGGACGGATTAAACGATATTTTAAAAGGCTCTATGAATGCCACCAACGTTACTCTCTCGGGTTCACTTACACCTGAGCAATCGCATAATTTTATAGACGTTATTAAGCAAAATAACGGCTTTTTGCAAAAAATCCATACTGAAAAAATGGGTAGACTTACTAAAGAGCTTGACGCGTGGGACGTAGCAAAAGGAATTTTGGTGCGCGTAGCTAGTGGCGAAAAACCAAACGACTCACAAAGATCGGCTTTAAGCAAAGTAGGTGCAAAGCTAGATGCCAAAAGCGTTCAGCTATTCTCTCGCATCTTGCAAGACGCGTTAGAAGACAATAAGTCAAACCCTAATTATGAAAAAGAGACGTTTGATGCGTTTGCTAAGGCTTTCGGTAACGATTTAGCGCTTCTTGGCTTTACCGGAGAGAGCGATACTTACGACGGAACTTTTAAGACGCTACATAAAGGCTGGCTGCAAGTAGTCAAGGACTCTAGCGACGCAGTTAAATTAACCTATGCAGCATCAGAAAAGGTATCAAATAGACTGAGTGCATTAGTTGGATCTATAGATCCGGACATCGTAAGCGAAGCTAGGATTTTGATAAACCCTTCCGACGTTCAGGAATACAATAAAGAGCTAAGTGCACTAAATTCGCCGCTTCATCTCGTTCAAGGCGGAGCCAACCAAATACTTGGCATTCCATTTGAAATAACTCCTCTTATGCCAAAAGGCACTTATCTAGCCACCCCGCTTAAAAACTTAGTTTTAGGAGTAGTTTTAGACATCCGTCGTAACCGCTGGTATGACGCTGAAGAGCGAGCCTTAAAATACGTATTTGATGTATTTACTGATTATGAAGTGGTCGTTAAAAAATGGGCTAGCCTTATGAGTAAAGCATAAAGGAGCGAGCATGATGTACATAGCTAAAGGCAATATATGCGTAAAGGGAAATTTCGTTAAAGAGGGTGAGGCAATCACCCTTAATCAAAACGAAGCTAAAAAGTATTTGGACTCCTCAATGATAGAGGTTTTTAAAGAAAATGACTCAAATACACAGTTGCAAGATCAGGACAAATCCTCTGATCAAGACGATAATTTGGGGTCAAAAGAAGAGTGATCGAGGTCAAAATGTCATTAAAAGAAAATATAAAAGAGAACGAAGGCTTTAAAAGCTACATATATCAGGATACTCGTGGGTATCCTACTGTCGGATATGGCTTTAAGGTTTCATCTCTTAGTAAAGACGAACTCTTTTTAAATGGTGGCAAGGTTGAACCTATGAGTAAAGCGGTAGCAGAGCAAATTTTAGAGATGAAACTAATTAAGCTTGCCTCTAGTGTTTGTGAAGCTTTTCCTTGGTTAGAAGATAAGCCAAAAAATGTCCAAGACGTGGTAATAGAGATGTGTTATCAAATGGGAGTGCCAGGAGTGAAAAAATTTGTTACCACTCTTAATTTTATAAAGTCTGGCGAATATGAGACAGCCTATAAAAATGGACTAAATAGCCTTTGGGCAAAACAAACGCCGAACCGTGCAAAGAAGGTGCTAAGTGGGTTACTTGCTTAATACCAAAATTTGCATCATTTTTAGTGCCGTTTTTTTGCTATGTATTGGTAGCTTGGCGCTAAAAATACATTTTTTAAATGCAAGCATTGACGCAAAGAACCTTGAGATAAAAAGCATTGCTCTTGATCTTAACACGTCAAAGCAAAATTTAAAGGCAGCAAATAGCGTCATTGAAAGTCAAAATGAAGCTATTACAAAGATGAGTGTAAAAGTAGAGCAAAAGCCTATCAAAGAGGTTAAGAGAGTAGAAAAAATTTACTTAAAAGACGAAAGTTGTGAGGCCAAGCTAAAGGCTTACCAAGAGTTATTCGATGTATCTGACTTTGCGGACAAAATTAAAGGTGAGAGATGAAAATGATGCGATTAGGCTTATTGTCATTAGGCGTGCTTCTTTGTGGCTGTGCTTTTAAAGAGCCAACCATCGTCTACAAAGAAAAACTAACACCAGTGCGCTGCAACGCTGTAATGCCAGATAAGCCAAATAATGATGGTAGCTTTGAAGCACACAAAGCAAAGATGATTTATCTTTTAAAGTGCGAGGATCTATTAAAACAATGCATAGGGATAGCGGATGGAAAATAGCGGCTTAAATTTTAGTGACGAGATAAGAGAGACAGCTGGATTAATAAATTTAGCTGGATCATGGGGGCTAAATGAATTTATCGTCTTTATGACGATTT